CACCAACTGCTGCTACGAAACCGAGCATTGCTGCCCAACCATTAAATCTTTCTGCCTCTGGGGTCATTGTTAGTCTCCTGTAAAATTGAATTGATAGCATTGAGGGGATCATCGGTCTAACCAAGTAGTCCGAAGAAAAAGAAGTTGCCTGTTGCAACATAAGAAATGAATCCTGTAGCAAGACCGAGCATTGCCAGTCTTCCATTAAGGAGTTCTGCACGTTCGTTGTGTGTCACTGCGACATCCATTACTCTCATCTGTGGTTCTTTCGCGAAGATGTTTTGTCTTCCGCCTTGTTCAGTGATTGTTGTCATTAGTCAAGTATTAAGAACTGTTACAATTATATAGGGATTGTAAACTTTTGTCAACCCCTTTGTCTTAATTTCTTGATTAGTGTGACGAAACTGTGTCACGTTCGTAGCAAGGAACACCTGCAGGGTCCAACCACTTGGTGTACTCGAAGTCCTCGATAGCAGTCATCATCTGATCCATATTGTCACAGTAGTACATCGTCTGATACCGATCAGTGTACTCATTGTACTTGAGGATCCTGCAGTCTGGTTTGCCATTGATCTCAAGCAAACCACAGGTCACATACTTGTAGGGATAACGTTCGTGGATTAGGTCCATAGGTTTTGTTTAACTGTTATTACTATACACACAAAAAGACCCTCTTGTCGAGGGTCCGTGTGCCACTTTAATAAGTGAATCCAATGTCTAGAGCAAGATTGTCTACGAAGAGTTCGTAATCTTCGTCTGGGTCTCCAAAGAATTGAACACCAACAGACTCGTAATACTTGAACAGTCGCTTGAACAAGGAGGGGTTTTCTTGATCCAATGCGATGTCTCCGTTAACAACATCCCTCAAATATGAGAGATCACTCCTACTGATAGGCATAATGCTACCTCTTTTGACTAGACTATAATCCCCAAAGGGGAACGGGTCAGGCAGGATTCGAACCTGCGACCGACTGCTTAGAAGGCAGTTGCACTATCCACTGTGCTACTGACCCATCTATGCTAGGAGTCTAGTTGAGCAATGCGCTCTGCAATAATCTCCGCTTTGTGTAGTTCATTTTTCTCTAGGTAGTCGTGCATCTTATCGATGAGAACTTCCAGTGTAGAGTTGAGAAACTGATTGTCAGAATCGTAATCATCCATTTGAAAGGAGGACATTGTTCTTGCCTTCGAACCAACAGAGCATACTATATATCAGGTTTCTTCCTGTGTCAAGGGGTCTGGAAAATAATCTTTCCGATAGTACCTGCCTAGTATGTTGGAGTTGTAGAAGTGGGGAGTTCCATCGTTTCTGGATTCGGTGAGGACTCCATTGACAAAGAGTTGTCGAGTCTCCTCATAATTTGTTTTTCCTGTAGTGAGATGGAGTGATAAGATTTCTCGTCTAAATCTATCCTTACCGAGTCGCTTAATATCAGCAGTAAGTTCAGGGCACGATCCGTAGTATTTTTTCCAGTCGCTTTCAGATGTAACTCTCCTAGACTTACCTCTAGGTTTTCGTTTTTGCCAGAAGTATTTTCGTCCGATATACTCCCTCCCCGATTCGAGATTTGTAATCCGATAGACAAAACCGAAATGATCGTTAATGTCCTCAGATAGAAAAGGGGATCCGTTATAAATCCAGGGGTTTTCATAGTCAATCGCAGAGACCGTCTTCGTCGTTGATGTCACGGTAGGTAGTAGTCCTGTCTGTGTCACCACTACTTATACGATACGCTGAAGCGTCTGCGTAAACTTCAGATTTCAGTTCTGCTAATGCTTTTTCTATGTCAGCAATGAGAACCTTTAGGTTTCTTTTTTTCATAGAGTTTGTGAGGTTAGACCCCAGTAACAAAAAAATGCAATAGTTCCAAATAAGACAAGTGCCTTAAGGTAGATCATCAGGTGCAACTTCTTGGGGTGCACCCATTATATCAAACTTTGTGACTCCGTGGTCAAATTTGAGGATTCGCTCAATATGTCCCTTGACTTCCCAAGGAAATTTGGTCTCCGCTTCCACGAAGACCTCACCAACCTCAGGGATGTTTACTTTTTGTCTCCAAAGTTTCATTCGTCTACGTGCAATTCTTCCTGTAGTTTTGCCCAGTCGTTTTCAAACCTCTCAAGACCATTGTCTGTGAGGATATGTTTGTACATTTTATTGAACACTTCGTATGGCATAGTCACAATGTCTGCCCCTGCATCAAAGCAACGTGCGACGTGGTGCACTTCGCGTACAGATGCAGCAAGGATCTCTGTCTCTACATCGTGCATACGATATACCCTAGAGATTGCTTGGACTAATGAAATACCTGAGAAAGAATTGTCGTTCAGTCTGCCAACAAAAGGAGACATCATAGATGCTCCTGCCTTTGCAGCGAGGATTGCTTGTGCGACTGAGAAGATTAACGTTACGTTTGTACTGATACCATCTGCTGATAGATCACTACAAGCAATCAAACCTTCACGTGTACAGGGTAGTTTGATTGTGACGTTGGGTGCGATACTATAGTATTCGTTTGCTGCTTCAAGCATTTCTTCAGCGTTGTCACCCATAACCTCTGCTGAAATTGAAGCATCCCAAGAGAAGAGATCACTAATTTCTTGTATAACATCTCTTGGATTTCTACCTGCCTTCAACATAAGAGAAGGGTTGGTAGTAACACCGTCGATTAGATTAGTTTCCATCGCGTGTTGGATAAGTTCGGGGTCCGAACAATCGAGAAAGATTTTCATTCGGCAGTACCTCTATCATCTTGTATTATATATCTTAGCATAAAAAAACACCCTTTGCAGGGTGTTCGTTTCGGAAAGTTATTTGATCCAAGTCGATCGTTGATTGAATGATAAGTTGAGGTTACACCATTTGGCATAGTACACACCACGATAGCAAAGGAAGGCAAATACCTTATCGGGGTTGTGTCTCTCCTCATCATACTCTGGCAACCCATAATCTATGGAGATCCTGAGTCGCATTGTCTTATCCTCCTTGATGTAAAAGTTTTACTTCTGCATAAATTATGGTAAGAAATGCTGCGGACCCCAGAGATATGAGTGCGACCACCGTTAAAGGTGAGTCAAACATCAACTCTTAGATGCGAACTTTCGTTCAACTTTGATGCCTCTGTACATCATTTCGTGGTTTCTACGAGATGATGCCTCGGCGAGTACCTTTGCTTTGTACTCTTTAGCGTTATACTTAACGCCTCTGTAAGTGATTAGTTCCATTGGAATACTCCTAAAGTAATTGGATTTTTAGGCCCGTTCCTTTAGTCGTTTGCGTCCCAAGGACATTCAGGAGTTGCCTCTTGAATGACTTCAACCAACTCGATCTTATCCCTAGGGGATAATTGTTCGTGCTTGTTTACGTTTCGAACCATTCGATACGCATCCGCACACTCAATATCGAGGTACATTAACAGCAACAGATGCATTAACATAGTGGTTTAAGCGGGATGAACGCTCCGTTCCGCGACTTACTTGCGTCCTCCGAAGAGGATGAACGTATGGATATGATAACATACCCTGTATTATTTAGCAACATCTTTCTTTTTGTAACGCTTTCTGTTCTTGCGGATACCTATACCTTTATCTCGTTTAAGATCCCGCTTAAGTTGCCTGAGGAACTTAAGATGTAATTTAAGTTGATTATGCATCGATAGTCATTGTACTGCGGATTGCTGCTCGCGTGAAAATTATGACCATCGAAGATAACAAACCTACCTTGACGTGGTTCGATCTTAGTTTTCAGCGTCAGTTTCTTACGTGATCCATCATACGTTTCATTGAAGAAGAACGTAGGACCATCTGAATCGTTCACATAATACAGCAACGTCATATGTGGAAAATCATAATCCACGTGTGGTGTATGGTATAGATGCTTCGATTCTTTCTTAGTTAATAGATTGATTTTGATACGTCTGAACTTTTCAAAGTCTCCTAGTTCGTCGGCAAAGTTCTCAGAAATATATTTCCACAGTGGTTCCACCACAATATCCCAAGCGTGTTGGGAAGAAATTTCTCCGTGGTTGTTTACAACTGTGTGCTGAAACTGGGGATCCTCCCCCGACATTTCATCGGGGATAGAATCATTGAACTTAGGGTCATACCCAGTTGTTTCAGTAATCATATACCAAGGCCAGTAGGGACTATTCAATAGTCTTGCCTTGATGGGTTCCGACACAGTGGTCGGGACTTCACCAATAAACATAGTTAAAGTTTGAAACCAGAGAACGTATCTTTTTTAATGTCTTGTTTGATTGCTCCTACAACATAGGATTCAATCTCTGTTTCCTGTGGTGCATTCTGTTGACCTTTAGAGTTCAACCAATG